CTCAAATCCTTTCGGACTGCATGAATAAAATCATACTTATCCATAGTTTAAAATACGCCGTTAAACTTATTTCCTCTTAAAGCAGCTCCTTTACCTCTGCTAAAACCTTTGCCATAACCCGGCTTGTGTGCTGTGTCCACTTTTACCTTCTTAGGTTGTGATAAAGGTATGGTTCCTTGACCTTTTATTGTGATGGAAGTTTTTACTTTCATTTGTTACTCCTTATTTAGTTTTCTTTTTTGTAGCTTTTTTAGCAACTGTTTTCTTCTTAGCAACAGCTTTTTTTGCTTTTTTCTTTGGTGCTTTACCACCTTCCCATGCTTCATTAACATCAGGAGTAGAAAGGTCGTCTGCTATATAGTGACCTTTATCATCTCTAGCTCTTTCAGCTTCATCTACAACTTCAGCCACTATAGGCACAATTTCTTCTGCTTGTTGTGTTTCTGTTGTTTTTATTTTAGCTTTTTTAGCTTTAATTTGTTCTACTATTTTTTCATTGATTGAACTTGTCATTTATTCATCCTCGCTTGTAAGTCTATTAATTTTAACTCAGCTTGTTGTTCCAATCTTCGTTTTGCTATGTCGTTTTTTTCATTACCAATCATTGCTTGTTGGTCAGCTTTTTGTTGCTGTAACTGAAGCTCAGTTCCTCTTTCCATGGCATCTTGTTCTTCTTTTGCCATAAACTGTTGATTCTTCATTTCAATTTCTTTATCACGCAATCCTAATTCTTGTTGTCTTATTTGAACAAGAGGGTCGCTTTGTTGTGGTGGTTGAACTGATGTCAAGAATTCATTTGAAAGTTGAGCTAATATTGGTGAGCTAAAGCTTTCAATAATACCTTGTATTTGTTGCTGTAGTGCTGCTTGTGATTGTGGGTCAAGCTGTTGTGATTGTTGCATTGACTCTTGTATCTGTTGTTGCACTTCAGGTGGTAATTGTTGTTCGGCTAGTTGATTTGCCATAAATTGTAAATGTTGCATAACATGGGCAATAATTACCGATTGTAGCTGTGGATTCATTATTACAGCTTGTGTTAAAAACAATGTTTTGTGTGCCTCTACATGCGCCTCATGGTTTTGTTCGGCAAATGCTTGTTGTGGTATTCCTTGTAATAAGCCACTGTTTTCGATACCTGCATCGACAGGTTTTGGTGTATTGTCTGCAGGTGGCATTAACAATGTTTCTATATTGTCTACACCTAAAGCTGCATACATTCTTCTATAAGCTTCGTATATACCTTGTGGTCCATGTAACTCAGGGTTTGATTGCACCATTGTTAAAAGCTCTTGAGCCATAATTACTCTTTGACTCATAGAGAAGATGTTAGGGTCAGAAACTGGTATTACATCTATTCTGTTATCGAAATCTTCTACTTTTATCTCTCTCGCACCACTGCCTGTTTCGTATGGATATACAGGTGGTAAGAATTCTTGAAAGATTCTTGCTAAAATTTTAAACTCATTTTTTTGTGCGTAATGTAGTCTCTTGTGTATAGCACTCATTACTTTTGTGCCTTTTTCTAAAAGAGCAACTGTAGTACCTACAGGCATAGCAGCGTTACTGTCGCCTATATTCATATCTGCTATAGAAGCAAATCTTTTGCCTGATTCTACTAATAATCCAAGAAGGCTAAATAAAACACTGCTTGGTTCTTTATAAGGTAATGGCATTAAAGAGTCTCTCAATGCTCCACCCGGTGCGTCTACATCTCTAAACTCACCCGGTTGTAAGGGTGATGCCTCATCTCTTATTCTTATGCCTCTAGCCTTAAAACCTGCAGGTAGATTGCTTAATGTACCTGCATCTATTAGTTGTCTTAGTATTGATGTTGAGGCTTTAGACAAGCCACCAATCATGTGTGATAAACCAAGTCCATAAAAGCCAAGTCCCGGCAAGAACTTGTACTGTACGAAATAGTTAATTTTATTTCTGTACATATCTTCAGGAATGTAATTTCTTCTTATAGAAAGTATTTGTTGTGAAGAATCGTCTATAGTAATGATATAAGGTATTTTTAAGCCTGTAGGCTCGTCCATATCATCTACATCTTCAAAGCCTTCTATTTCTGCTACTGTATGTATTTCGTATAATTTTCTTTGTTCATCGTCACCGTAATCAGGTGCAACGCCTTGTATTTTGTCTATTTCTTTGTCTATGTCATCACGACTAATGGTGTCGTTGTCGTTAAGTTCTACATCTGCATAAAATCCTGATAGCTGTAGCTTTCTTACTTCGTTGTTACTCATTGAGACAACATGGGTCACTCTTTCTGCAGATAGTAGGTCAGTAGCATTATAAGGAACCAATAAATCTTCTGCGGGTATAAATTTAGATACAGGTCTGTTTTTGGCTGCATCGTAATATACTTTCTTAAAAGCACTACCTGATAACGGTAGATAGAATAACAATTGGTCTAAGTCAGGGTCGTACTCAGGCATCTCGTTCATGATGTAGTAATTCATAAACTCACAAACTCTTTCAGCCTGCATTTCTTTATTCATGTCTCTTTGACCAACAACCTGTGTTTTTATAGGACCTTGTGCAGGTAAAAGTTCTTTATAAGCCTGTGCTTGGAATTGGGTGACAGCCTCTGCTAAAATTGGATGTATAACACCACTTGAGCCTTCAAAAGGTTGACTTCTTTGTTCATCAAACCTCATTCCTAAATATTTAAGACCGTCAGTGTATGTTTTTTCCCATTCTTTTCTTGATTCTTTGTCGTTTTCTACTGAAGAAATTAATTTAGAGGATAATGAACCCAAGATAGAATCATCTAAATATTCGACCAAATTTGCATCAAAAGATATTTCTTCTTGAGCTTCTTCCATTGGTTCGTCAAAAGAAATTTCATCATCACCTATAGTTATCTCCATGGCATCAATCATTGATTCTTCAAATGTTTGCTCAGGTGCATCCACATCAAAATCCATAGGTATGCTAACAGACTTGCTTTGGTCTATTACATCAGGGTTGTTTTCTGTTCCTAGTTGTCTTTCTATCACCATTTTTTTATTTTACACCTATAATTTCTTTGTACATAACATCTCTATCTTTTTCTGCATCAACAGGATTTTTATAACTTTGTATAGTACCTGATTTTATTAAAGACCTATACTTGTCTAAAATCTTATCATTATCTGTCATAACTTCACCTGTTACTGGGTCAAAAGCAGGCAACAAGTAATGTCTGTCAGGAGCATCGCCAACTGAAACTATTTTCATAGTTACTATATTTTTGCCTTCTTTGCCTTGCTTGCCTTTTTGCAAAACATCATTATGAAAGTTTTGTAAAAACATTTTATTCTTACTAAACCGTTCATTTTGATTTTTGTTTTCAATCACAGTAAAACCATTATATCCATAAAATTAGTAATATGTTAATGCCTTTCTATCCATAGACATGTCATCTCTGTAATCACTGTCTAAATCAACTAAGCCACCTTGCCTTATTCTCATTAAAGCCATGGTAGATGAGTCACAAAAGTCATCGTTTTCGCCGAATGGAAAAGCTGCTAACTCTTCTATAACCTCTTCTGCAAAAGCATCTTCAGTACAATATACCATACCACTTTCAAACATAGGTGCAATAGAGTTCATCCTTGCAACCTTGTCCTGACCTCTGCTTGGTGAATAAGCTTGTACTGGTATGCCTATCTTTCTTAATTCCTGTGTAAGTGGTGTGCCACTTGCTTTTGCCTCAATAAGAACAATATCAGGCTCCCAATATTTATATTCTTCTAAAGCTATGGTTTTTAGCTCAGGAAAGTCTACTCTGTGCCTGCTTGCATCTAATAATATGATTCCATTCTCACTACCGTCTTCAGGGTCAAAAATACCCCAAGTGGTTATTGCAGAATAGTCAGCAGTTTCTTTTGCACTAAAAGCTGTATCGTAACTTTGGATAATACATTGACAACTCGGTATGCCTTCTTTCTCCCACTTTTGCCACCACTCTCTTTTTACAATAGAGCCACTTTCAGCAGTAGGGTTTTGCATCCACTGTGCGTTCCATTTAGATATTGGTAGTGATGCTTTTACTGATAATAGTTCTTCTTTCTTCCAAAATTCACCCCATAAAGGTTCTTCTGAATCAGGCATAATTGCAGGAAATTCTACAACCTCCCACTGGTCGGCATGTGTTTCTGATTGTCTTTTAAGTAATCTGCCTGCTAGGTCTTTGGTACTCCATCTTGTCATAACAAGAACTATGGTACCTCCGGGCTGTAACCTTTGTCTTGGTCCTGATGTATACCACTCCCATGCTGCATCCATAGCAGTAGGTGACATAGCATCTTGTTCTGAGTGTGGGTCATCAATAATAAGTAAATCAGCACCACGACCTGTAATAGCACCACCTACGCCTGAATAGAAAGCCTCGCCTCCATCATCGGTAGTCCAACGACCTGCTGACTTATTATCACCCGATAAGTTTATTTCAGGAAAAATTGCTTGATATTCTTCAGTGTCAATAATGTTACGAACTCTACGACCAAACCTTACTGCTAGCTCTGCCGTATGAGTTGCTTGTATTATTTTTAAACTTGGATTTAAACCCATCATCCAAGCAGGAAAATAGGTTGATGCAAATTCTGACTTGGAGTGTCTTGGTGGCAACATAACCATAAGTCTTTTGCATTTGCCTTGTGCTATACGATTTAACTTTTCTGCAAGTATCTTATGATGTCTACCCATAATAAAACCTTCCCAGTGAAACTTTACAAATTCTAAAAAATCACCTCTACACCTGTCTCTTGCGTTTAAGTTCTTCCACTTGTCTATAAGCGTAAGTGCCTCTACTTGCTCATCTCTTGAGAGAGCATCAAAGGATTTCATGTTTTCTAAATTAAGCATTAGGTGGAGAGCCAAAAGGTTTTAAAGGACGATTGACTCTCCTGACAATCTGCTGTGGAGAGAGAGGAGATACCCAGTGAATATCCACACACAAGCATGTCAATTAGACTTTACCCCATTCTTTGCCTTGAAACAATAAAGCTTCTGCGTTTCTTCTTTTCATAAGTCCTTCATTAGGTACGCCCTTGACCTTGTTCCAACGCTTTATTTGGTTTGGGACATCACTGTAGTCTTTGTTATTTAATACTTTTAATAAAGTAGATGCTCGCAAATTACTTGGTCCAAGATTAAAAACCCAAGAAACCAAAGAATCAAATTCATTTTGTTTCAGGTCGGGTTCAACTGCTTGGTTAATATAACCTTCGTATTCATGTAGCTCATGTGCTAACAAGTCTTCTGCATCTTGTTTGCTTATAGTCATGCCATCCTCTACAGGACTGCCATCTATTAGTTTTAAACTGCCATAGCCAATCGTAGCCTTATTTGCAGCACACCTGTAACTGACTACATTGCCATTGCTGTCGGTAGGACATCCTTCAAAAAATTTAATCAAATCTATACCCTTTTGTGATATTTTCATTTCTCTACTCCTCTTTTGTTGTAGTAACTTTTTTATAATAGACAACAACTTCTTTAAGCTCATTTATATACCTCTTAAGTTCTTGCATGTTGTAAGCCATTAATTCATAGTCAGGTACTGACATTGCAAAAAACACCACCTGCCCACTTTCTTTTTCAATTCTTAATAAAAATTCATCAATGTTTTTATCTGAAACTACATACCAATAAGGCTCTTTTAAGTCTATTTCTCTAGGCATTACAGGTTGCACTATAGTTCTTTCTATAGGCTTAGATACAATTTCTACTTGTTTAGTTGGTAGAAGGCTGCAACTGCAAGCCATCATCAAGACTGTCGATGTTACGACTATCTTCTTCAATGCTATCAAATACATCTTTGGTTCCTTTGTTTACTCTTGGTTCTAATAGTCCGGGTTTGGCTGCTGCTAATTTAGTTAAATTATGTCTTTTAAATATATCAAGATAACGGTTCATATCTGCTTGTATTTCTTGGTTGCGACCTTGTAAGTCTAATAAACTTGATGTTTGTAAAGCAAAATCGTTTTGCAATGAAACAATGGCTTCTTTCTGCGTTTCTACAGCCCCTTCTAATAACTTGTTATTTGTTTTCAATGTAATGTTTTCGTTGTATAAATAGTAAGAGCCTAATCCAAGTACCAATATGATGCCTATTAATACTTTGCTCATACAAACCTAGATAACACCAAAGACACTAATATAAATGGATAAACTGCCCATATCATATTTTCTAGCTTGTCAAAACGCTTAGAACCGTCTTCCATTCTTTTTTCAATATTTGCATATCTTATAGAACACTCTTTTTCATGTGTTTCTATTTTATTAATTGCTTCTTTTGTTGTTGCCATTATTTTACTGTATAAATTTTTAAAGATTTNGCTTTGCCTTTAACTTTNATTGCCTTTAAAGATTTTAACTTATAATTAACACTTTGTGCAGTATTTTCTCCAATTAATATATCAACTCCTGCTTCTTTGGTTGCTGATTCAAGTCTTGCTGCTGTATTTACTGCATCTCCAATAGCAGAATAATCAAAACGAGTTGAGCTACCCATATTTCCAATTACAGCTTCACCAGTGTTTACACCTACGCCTATGGCTATTTCATGTGACAATTCTTTGTTTAATTCTTTTATAGCTTCTTGCATCTCTATAGAAGTCTTTACTGCTCTCTCTTCATGATTTTCTAAATCCATAGGTGCAGAAAATATTGCCATACAAGCATCACCAATAAATTTGTCCACCATGCCACCATTTCTTTGTACACATTCTACTTGCACGGTTAATGCTTTGTTCATTATTTCTGTTACTTCTTCAGGTTCTAGTTGTTCTGATAAATTTGTAAAGCCACGCACATCGGTAAATAAAAATGTTGCGTATCTTTTCTCGCCACCTAGTTTTAGTAGTTCAGGATTTTTCTGTAATTGTTTAACTTGCCTTGGGTCTAAGTAATGTTCAAACTGTTTTTTTATTTGCAATCGCAATTTAAACTGTTCTCTAAAGCGTAAATAGAAGGCTATAGCTCCAACTATAAATTCAGAGACTAAGGTCCATGTAACATCTATTAAAATACCACTTTGTATCAACCAATAGCCACCTAAGGCTGTACACAACATTGTAAAACTGGCTAATACAATTCCTAGGGTCATACCAAGATAATTGATTAGAAGCCATACCAGTGAGACAAATATTCCAAAAATAACTATTTCTGCTGCTAAAGACCAATCAGGTATCATTGG